AACTCATTGCCCTTGCGTATCTTAGTTTTTTAGTTGCCACGAACGGATATGACAAAGTTATTCAGGCAATCAAGCAGATCAAACAGATTGGAAACCAGTAAGAGAATATTATTCAGAGCCATGAGCCGGATGTGAATTAACACACCCGGCTCTTTCTTTTTAAGGAGGCACGGATCATGGCATTGAAAGGTACGACAGCACAGGAGAGGGCATGGAACTTCTTTTGTGCTAAAGGATTAAGCCATTACGCCGTAAGTGGTGTCATGGCAAGCATAAGAGCCGAGAGCGGATTCAATCCTCGCAATCTGCAGAACAGTTGTGAGAAAAAGAGCGGATATACAGATGAAACATATACCGCTGCGGTAGACAACGGCAGCTATGGGAACTTTGTCCGGGATTCCTACGGCTATGGGTACGCACAGTGGACCTATTGGAGCAGAAAACAGAATCTTCTCAATTTTGCCAAGAAGAAAAATAAGTCCATCGGAGACGAAGAGATGCAGTTAGAATTTCTGTGGGAGGAATTGACCGGATCGTACAAAGGGGTTCTTACAAAACTCAAAGCCGCAAAATCCACACAGGAAGCATCCAACATTATCCTGACCGGATATGAAAAGCCGAAAGATCAGGGACAAAAGGTAAAGGCAACCAGGGGATCTTATGCCAAGGAATATTATAACCAGTTTGCAGTGAAAAAGGAGGAAAAGACAATGAAAGTAATTATCGGAAGTGCAAGAAGAGATGAGAACGGAAAGTATGCCGGAGGAAAGCCGGGAGATCAGGATGGCGTAGAGGTAAGCACACAGAATTATTATGTTCATACCAAAGGATGGTATATGTTCCGCTTCCTGAGTGACGAACACGCAAAGAAAGTTGCTAAAGCAATGTGGGATGCCTGCATGAACAACAATATCGGCTACTGTCAGGCACACAGATCCATTATGGCAATGCTTAAAAAGTACGGCAGCATGAAAGCAATCGGAGAAAAGACAGAAACAGATTGCAGCGACCTCGTAAGAGGTTGTATCTATGAGGCAACCGGCATTGACGTGGGAACTTTTAGCACCGCAACGGAGCCGTCAGTATTAGAAAAATCAGGCCTGTTTGCTAAAAAAGTTTCCGTTACATCTGCAACCGTCCTTAAATCAGGAGACATTCTGGTTACAAAGAGCAAAGGGCATACTGTTATCGTTGTTTCCGTAGGCGGATCCGCCCCAAACGGAAGCACATCAACATCCAAACCGGCAATGTCTGGCAGTACAGCAAGGGTTGAGAGTGCAAGAAGTAAAGATGCAGCAATCGCCGGAAAATACAAAACGACTAGCAATCTGTACCTGAGAGTTGGAGCCGGCACCGGTAAAACTGCAATCACTTTAATGCCAGCCGGATCATCGGTACAGTGTTATGGTTACTACACAACCTACAACGGAACACGTTGGTATTATGTGGTATACGGAGACAAAACCGGATTCTGTTCATCTGCATATTTACAGAAAGCCTAAAGCGATGTAAGATGGTATACAATCGAAAAGGACTTCGTTGGTAATATGCCAGTAATATACAAATGAAAGCAAAAACCGCATAAACACTGAGACCTTGTGCTACTGCTATGGTGGCAGAGGGTGTAGACGCAGTGTTTACCCCGCAGGACAACACCGTCATGACGGCAGAACTTTCCATCTTTGAGAAGTTCATCGATGCGGGAATCCCGCACTACACAGGAGCGGACTCCTTCGCATTAAACGGAGCATTCTGCGGTTACGGAGTCAATTATGAGGAGCTTGGTACAAAGACAGCCGATATGGCAGTCGATATTCTGGTAAACGGAGCCGATCCGGCGGCAACTCCGATCGAGACCTTAGAGCGCGGAATTGTGACCGTAAATACAGAGACGGCAGAAGCACTTGGACTGGACTACTCCATGTTTAAAGATATGTGTTCGGAAGTTATTGAGACAGTAACGGCAGAGGAGTTTGAATAATATGGGATCAATCATCACTTTATCGATCGTGCAGAGTGCACTGGAACTGGGATTTATTTATGCACTGGTTGCGCTTGCACTGTTCATTTCGTTTAGTATTTTAAATATAGCGGATCTGTCAACGGACGGATGTTTTACGCTGGGATGTGCAGTGTGCGCTTCGGTTACGCTGGCAGGACATCCGGTACTCGGACTTTTGGCGGCGATGGCTGCCGGTGTGTGTTCCGGTTTTGTGACGGCATTTTTGCAGACCAGACTCGGCATACAGTCGATTCTGGCAGGAATCATTGTCAACACCGGACTTTACACGATCAATATTGCGGTGATGGGATTCGCCTCCAACCTGAATCTGTTTGCCTGCGATTCCGTATTTACATGGGCAAAAGACGCGATCGGCGGAACCTGGTATAAGCTGATCGTGGCGGCAGTGATTGTCGCACTGGTCGGCGTATTGATCTCTCTGTTTTTAAATACGAGACTCGGACTTTCCATCCGGGCAACCGGGGATAATCCGGATATGGTGCGGGCATCCAGTATCAATACGGGAATGATGATTACGATCGGTCTGTGCGTCGCCAATGCGCTGACGGGACTCTCCGGCGGACTGCTCGCGCAGTACCAGAAGTCCTGTGATATTAACCTTGGAACCGGCATGGTGACGATCGCGCTCGCCAGCCTGATTATCGGAGAGACGATCATCGGAAAGGGCAGCATGTTAAAGCGGGTCATCGGCGTGATTCTGGGAAGCTGTCTATACCGTTTTATCGTGGCGGTGGCCCTCCGCTTCAACGTCCCGGCTGCTGCCATGAAACTGGTCAGCGCCATCATCGTGGCTGTGGCCATCTCGATGCCCGCCATCCAGGAGAAGATCGCCTTTGAGAAGCGCCGCAATG